ATCCAGGTTATTTCTGTTTGTCTACATCTTACCGGAATGAACCGAATGCAATTGAGGGAAGACATTGCAAAATATTCCCAATGTTTGAATTTGAATCACATGGTGGAATTGCTGATTTATATCAATTTGAAATTGACCTATTAGATTATCTTGGATTCAAACGTGAATTTCATAATTATAGCTATAAACATTTTGCTAACTATTATGATATTAAAGAACTTACATCTATAGAAGAAAATGCAATGGAAAAAGATTTTGGTCCAGTAGTTTTTATAAATCAGTTTCCTGAATTTACTAATCCATTTTGGAACATGAGCAGAAACAATACCGGAACAGCAAATAAAATAGATGTTATTCTGAATGGTCAAGAAACAATAGGATCTGCAGAACGTTCATGTGATAAGGAACAAATGAGACAAACTTTTTTCACAATCGAAAATGGAAAATATTCTGAAAAACTATTTTCTACTTTTGGATATGATAGAGTTTTATTAGAACTAAATGAATTTCTAAAACATGATTTCATACCAAGATGGGGTGGTGGAATTGGAATAACACGTTTAATACGTTCTATGAAACTTAACAATCTGATGTAAAAATAAAAAGCCTGGTATTATCCAGGCTCTTTTTATTTAGATAGTTAGGTTTATATCAGTCCACGCTCTTGAAGATATTTTAACCTGGCAGGATGTATACCATCTTTCGCTTTTTCTTCAAACACAAATTTCTGATTATTATCAGTAGCATTACTCTGTTTGATAAAATTGTTTTCAGTTGAAACTATTTCAAATAATGTTTCATATTTAAGATTCTCTGTAGGCTTCAATGGATGCTTTACTCTGTTGCCATCCTTATTTACCCAAACGTTATTGTCCTGGTCAAGTTCAAAAGTATATCCATTTTCTCTTACATCAGCTTCAAAAACTGCTCTCATTTCTTTTGGAGTAAGTCTTGGATTTTTAATTGATTCTACCAGTTTATTTCTGATTCCATCTATCTGCTGATTTCTTAAATAGTCTTTGAACTTATTCTGTTCAGCCATTACCAGTTCTTGTGCTGTTCTTTTTTCTTCATTCAGTTTTGCATTGGCTAATTCAAGTTGCTGTGTTAATTGCTGTAATTTCTGCTGGTCCGCAGTTGTGTATTCCTGTTTTAGTTTCTCTACCATTTCAATCTGTGACTGTTTAAGGTCTTTCAGAATAGTCTTATATCTGTCACGTTTATCAACTGTTTCATATTTAGATAAGTCAAGTCCAAATTCATCAGCTATCTGCTTTTCTGTCTTAGCATAGGCAGCACCAAATAATTCAGTTTTTTTCTGTTCTTCAATCTGCCTGGCTAATCTTTCTGTAACAGATTTTTCAATCTTACTTACATAACCATTAACAGCATCATCAATAGGTAATTCATTCTTGGATAGCTTATCCAATGTTTCAGGGTCAAACCCTAACTTTTCTACTATTGTTTTTAAAAATTCCATTGAAATTTAATTTATGTTAAAAAATAATAATTTAAATCGGTTATAATCTACTAATGCTGTAATTTGCTCACCATTAGACATCATGATAATAGTTTCATTCTGACTAAAACCTGATTGCTCAAAACTACTTATCATCTGTCTATTTAAACAGCATTTAACATGTTTTACATCACATCCATCAACACCAAGTTCTTCAAGTTCATCATCTTGAATATGCTGTTTAACCATCAATTCTATATAGCTATTTATTTTCTGCATCCACATCCACGACCTGATTTTTGTACTACTTTAGGCTGTATTGGATTTGTATTCTGTGATTCCTTAAATACAGTACCGGAATAATGATATTCATTTAATTTCTGTACTTCATACCATTCACTTGGAGTGAACTCATGTGTTGCCTGTGTTGCTTTGTTGATTGCTCTAATAATTATCATTTGTTTTCTGTTTTTGGTAGCCTAACCGGATAAGCTACATGTCTGCAATTATATCCACCACGATTTTGACAGAAGTTTTCAGGAGTAGTATTTGGTATCATACCAGTTCCATTGTTATCTGCCCATAATATTTCATTTTCTAAATCTTCAAACTTAATTAAACCTCTTTTACCGTTTAAATCATATTTTGTCCATCTTTCACATTGTGGTCTTGAATCTTTTACTAAGCTACCAACATATAAAATGCCATCCATCTTGTAAGTCTTTCTTACAGCTTCATTTACTGTACCATCATACTGACCTAAAGCATCCCTGGTTGATTGCAGAGAAAGTTTTTTTAAAATACCTTGTCTCTTTTCATTCGTGCTTAACTGACCTCTTATACTTGTAACAACATCTGTTAAACTTGAACCCTGATTGACTGCAATGTTTAATTCATTCCGGATTGGATTGATTAAAGCATTCATCAACCCTTGTTTAGTCATATTGTCAACAACTTGCTTTATTGCAACTCTTTTAAACTGATTCAAAAAACTTTGTGTTAGACTGATTGCATTCAAGTCATTCTGAATTTCTTTTTGTGCTTCAGCCATTGCGTCAAATCCTGTAAGATATTGACTAATCATATCATAATATCCAGCACGTTCAAGATAACGTTCCATAGCAGTCTTAAAACTTGCCATTCTGTCTCTGTTAGATTTAGTTCTAACAATATTACCTGAAGAAGTCTGAAATTTAGTAATCCATTCAGTAACCTGTTGAACAAATTTAGGTTCAACGATACTTAGTTTTTTTTCTAAAATACCGTTGACCTTTTCAGTTATCTTGTATGGTTTATTCAGATCAGCCATTAAATATTATCATTACTGTCATCATTACTGTCATCATTACTGTCATTATTACTGTCATCATTACTGTCATTATTCACAATCAAAGTGTCATTAAAATCAATTTGTTCAGGTATAACTACACTTTGTGCTGATTCTAATCTTGGTGCTAATATTCTATCCAATTCCTGATTGATAGCATTGAAATCATTTGTCATGATGTCATAGTTTTCAGAATAGTACAATGTAGTAACAGCATCAAAAACAAATGTAGCTTTTACAGCATCTTCTTGTGTTATGCTTCCGGTACCAATCATGACCTGAATTTCTTCAGGAGTATAAAGATAAATAGAAGTATACATTGCACAAATATCAGCTATCTGTCTTGCAACAGCATCAGAACTGAATCTTCTATCCATGTAGTTTCTGTAAGATTCATATCTGATTGCAGCAGGCTGCCCTTTCTGTGATGCTGTGAACTCTGCTAATAATTCTGTTTCAGATTTAAGGTCAAAGCTGATTGGCTTATTAACTGTAATCTGACTGTCATTGTCCATGAATACTAATCCCTGTATGATATAAAGTAAATCTTCTAACTTAGAATAAACATCATCACTTATTTTGCCTATCTCAATATATTCTGATTCTCTATCCAATTCTTTTGCTACACCGGACTGAACATAATTTATGGTCCTGTTTAGGTTCAAAACATTCTCTGCTTTCAACAAACTTTCATTTGCAACAGTCTTAGTCAACTCAATGGTAGAAGTGTCAGGAGAATAGAATCTGATAGGATCTACTGGAGTATTAGCATTTGCATCAGGAAATCTATTTGTAGTCGGATTGATATTATAAGCAGCCAAAGGACTTATACTTAATATCTTACCATGGCCATGACAGGTATTACAGCCTATTGTGTGATCATGGTCATTCTTATCCATAACGTAACCAACACCATGACATGAATGGCAGTCTACACCCTCAACAAACTTGATAGGAAAGCAGGTGCTAAGCATAACTGATTTGTGCTGATTATCAAAGATGGCAGCATCATTCAGATAAGGAATAGCAGGACTGAAATCAGATTTATAAATAGTAAAACTGTTACCATAAATATCATACATTGGTACTGCTCTACCACCAAGTGTTATCCATGGCATGTAACCAGTATTGTGTTGATACAATACAGTCAATTCAGACTTACCATCAATGCTTTTTATTTCAGCATAAAATTCATCTGTTACAACATGATACCACAATGGCTGTTGTAATGCAAACGTGCTATATTTTTTCTTATTTATTCCTTTATATATCAGTAGCTTATAATCAGGGTCATTGAATACTATTCTGTCTGATGGAATAATACTTAATTCTATATCTACCTTTTGTGTTTCATCAACTATGTTTACCGGATTAACTAACAGAACTGCATTAGGATCTAATATCCTATTCGGAATAAAGATGTTGAAGAAATACCTAACCAGGTCATTATCTCCAAACATCTTATCAGTTAAATAATTCTGCATCTCCATGTTTTCAAACTTGATGGAATGCTTTGCAGAACTTAACAGCCTATTTAATTCAGTTATAGCTTTTACCAATGGACTTTCTGTTTTAGCCTGGTAAGTAGCTTTTCTATAATTTAAAATATTTGGTTCTTCATTTGGAAAAGCAACTTCAAGTACAGGTGGCACCTGACCATAGAAAT